GGGATTTCCCCCGCTTTCGGATTCCCTTCGATCCGCCTTGAATAACTCTCAATGCCTACATCATATGGTCCGGTTCTCATCGGTTCTTATCAGAAATTAGACCCGCCCTTCACTTTGACGACTAGTGGTTCGTATAATTCCTTCATTTCGATGAGGGATCGTACGGCTACCGTTCGTCGCGTGAAGCCAGTGGATTTGTTTCTGAACGGGACCGCGTGGATCGCGAACAGTGATGTGACAGTGACGGGCGAGTCCAGATGGATATCTAACGGCTATAGTTTCATTGCACCAACCCAGATAATCTGTGGGTATCCGGCAGCTCCAGAGCCACCGGATCCTACAGAACTAGCTGGGAAGTTGCGGTTGAAAATTAAGTCGCAAAATGTCAATCTGGCTCAATCGCTGGCCGAATATAGACAAACCTCGAGCATGTTTGTCGACCTCGCTCAGGATGTGATCAAGACTTTCCGTTCGCTCCGTTCTGGTCGGGCCCTTGGGGATTTCGTTAGGATCCTCAAGACCCCGAGATCTCGTGCCGAGTTAAATATCTCAAATCGTTGGCTTCAATACCAGTATGGTGTTAGGCCGCTGATGGCGGATATTTACGGATCTGTGGAGGCGTTAGCCACTAAGATCCGCACAGGTATGTACCTTTACGTGCGTGTGTCGAAGCAAACTATGGCATTTGGTTCGAGCTACAAAAGTAGAAATACTTATGGCCCGGACACGAATGTCATTGGTTTGATGTCGTCATATACACAGACAAGGAACAAATATGTTGCTCGGTATAAGATCCAAGATGCTGCGTTAAAGCAGCTGACCCAGATAGGCATAACCAATCCATTGCTATTAGCATGGGAGATTGTCCCTTACTCCTTTGTCTTCGACTGGATAATACCGGTCGGCGACTTTCTTTCGTCTTTGGATGCGCTTAATGGAACTAGTGATCTTAGGATCATAAAGTCCAGAAAGTTTACCCAGGTGTCGAAAGGTGAGGTGTATGGGGCTACGACAGTGCGTACCTTCACGCGCACCGAAAGGTGGGCGCCGACGGATGTGCTGCCGATGCCAGGTCTAGTCTATAGACCTAGCCAATCTCTAAAAGCTGTAGTTAATGGGCTGGCTCTTTTAAAACAGTTAAGACCTAGATAGATCTCAAATGTCCCAAGTAACCGGACCCATCTCCATTAACAATGGAGCAGCCACCCCTGTGGCTAAGTCGTTCGCACCAGAACGTGTCGCCCCCGAACTGTCTACGTTCACTGAACGTAGCAGCGCGGTGTCGGCAGGTTTCCCGAGACTCTCCATCGCGTTCTCGCCTGCCACTGGCAAGCGGAGCACGAATCGCATCGATCTGAAGCTGGACCTCCCGGTTCTGCAGACGATCGGTTCGGTGAGTACGGTTGCGTACGTTGGTCGTTTTCAGGGCTACTTCGTAGTCCCCGATACGATGACAGCGGCAGAGCGCGCAGATTTGCGTGCGTATGTCGCCAATGCGCTGAATAACGCACTCGTGACGAGTGTCGTTAAGGACCTGGATCCGTTGTACTAAGAAATTAGTGCGCCGTGTCCAGGATCTCCATCTTGATTCCGTTAGGAATCCGGATAGTTCATTTCGTTAGAAGGAACCTTTTATGTTGTGCTCCGAAAGTCGTAAGTATTGCCAGAACCCTCGCATCCGTTTGCAACTTGCCGAGGTGGGTCTTGAACCCATCTCGGATTGGTGCTACAGATGTCAAGAGTCTATGGCGACGCCTACTCAAGAAGATGCACACGTAGAAGGTGCAACAGTCCTCACGGACTGCCGTCCTCAACGTAAAGTTGGGGATTCTCTCTAATGAAAACGCATAGATTGCCGTCGGGTCGTGTTAACGTCCAATCTCGAGTTTTCGAACTCGAGCGCAATCTGCTGCAGACCCTGTGTGAAAACATTGGGTCTGTTCGCAGCTTAACCGTCTCACTGTTGGCAAGCCACGGTGAATGGAAGCAGTTGTTGGATTTAAAGTGTGATCCTGGCCATTATGATGACCATCTGAGTTTCTCAGATGATTATTTGGTGACCAGTGTCATGCAGAAGAATCCACGATTGCCGACAGACATCGATAAGGCTGCTGTTGCGATAGGTAAGTTTCGCGATAGTGAAGAACATTGCGCTGAAACCAACCGTAGGTTAGATGAGTATATGTATGGTAACATCCCGTTACCCTCTGAAATTTGTCCCGCCGTTCATCACGCGCGGGAATTTATCAGAACAATACTTGGACCTCTAACGAGGTCTGATCTGCTTTATGCAGAGTCTAACATGCGTTTTGGTCCAGGCGCGACTACTTCACTCTCTGGTGTGGTGACTCAAGGCAAGAAATACTCGCGTCTTGAGATCGACGCTACGCCGAGAATAGCTAGTTTTAGAGCGTTTTGCTTCCCCCAGGGGTGGGGGGAGTTGGTTGAATCTATCAAGATTCAACCGGCGTCTAAGCTAACTACTGTTCCCAAAAATGCGAAAACTGACCGCGTGATATGCATTGAACCTGATCTGAACATTTTTGGTCAGCTCGGGGTTGGTGCATTGTTACGCGAGAAGCTACGTAGGTTTGGGCTCGATCTGAGTACGCAGTCACGAAACCAAAATCTCGCAAGAGATGCTGGGAAACTCGGACTGTGTACTATGGATCTTTCCGCTGCTAGTGATACCATATCGCGTTCTGCGATATGGTACCTTCTGCCTGACTCCTGGACTCAGTTGCTTCATTACTTCCGCGTTGATAAAACGCGGATCGGTACGGAGGTGATCGAGTTGGAGAAATGGTCTAGCATGGGAAACGGCTACACATTCGAACTGGAGACTCTTGTCTTCCTTGGTGTCGTCCTTGGCTGCTGCGAAGCAGCCGGGGTTGATGCCACGAATGTCTCCGTTTACGGAGACGATCTCATCTTCCCAGATGAGATTCGAACGTTAGTCGAGAGCACTTTGGCCTTCCTCGGGTTCAAAGTGAACCGTGATAAGACCTTTGGCAATGGTCGATTTCACGAAAGTTGCGGGACAGACTATTTCGATGGCGTGAACGTGAGACCTTTTTATCTAAGGTCTTTATTCCATGACTTCGAGTCGATCTGTTTTCTCTATGCTAACAACTGTCGTCGTTGGGCTCACCGCCGTAATAGTGGTGTGTCTTGCGATCGTCGGTTGCTTCCGTTTTGGCTTCGCTGCTTTAGGGCAGTTAAACCAAATGACCGTTGCCTCGTCCCTGAAGGACAAGGCGACGGAGGTTTTGTCGTCGATTTCGACTTCGCAAAACCAACCCTTACCCGCTCCCTTAGGGAGCGTGGATGGGGCGGATTCACCTACCGGTTCCGGTCGGTGAAAGCAGAGAGTTTGCGAATTTCCGAACTGGGGTGCCTCACGGCATTCCTGAACGGAAATTTCACCGAGTATTCTCTAGGAATAGAGGATCTTCGGGGAAGATTTCGCACTGCAACTATAGAGGCGGGCTACTCGTTAGAGTGGCCCAATCTCGGCCCTTGGAGTTAATCTTCAAGGTTTGACCCCGGCAGGTGCCGGGTGGAGGTGATTGTTTCACTTTGGGTTTGTAC